TACAAAGCATGGTAATGCAGTTAAAGCATTGTTCCAAACAGCACCACAAGCACGTAATGGATTCAATATGTTGTTTACTGTCTATGTAAATAAGAAGATTGTATCAGGTGATTTATCAAACTTATACAATGGTTTTGTAGAATTCATCAAAAATAGAAAGATGACTGACTCTATGAGAAACAAACTTATGATGCATTTTGAAGCACACAAAGACGGTATAGTGGGTGCATTTAAGATATGGATCGCTCTATATAATCTCAAACAAAACGTTGTTGATCAACTCGACAATGCCGCTAAATCAAGTCCTGTCAAAGGATTCTTAGACGATGGCACTGAAACACATGAAGGTGTCGTTGCTAATGGTCTCAAGTTTGTCAATCGAATGGGATTTGCCCGTCAAAACTTGGCCGCCAGAGGCTAAAGCCAAAACCTTCTTTTTTTGCCACAGGCATAAATATATGTATGAGAGGAATATAGGATTCCGATCAAAATAATATAAAGATACGCATAGTATCTTTGAACATAAAAGGAAAATAACCATGGCACAATTTACAAAAGCAAATAGTGACTTTCAACCAGTATTTCATCAGGATGCAGATTCTTACACTAACGGTGGATTAAATGCATACACTTCAGGTGAAGCAGTCAACCTTCAAGGTCCTAAACTTCAGTTCGGTATCGTAACATTTACTGGTGAAGCATCAGCGGCTCTTCCAGGCGCAGACTTACTTAAAGCAATTCTAACAATTCAAACTAAATCAACAATAGCGATTTATGAAATGGATTCTTCAGGCGGAGCAAACTCTAACGTATTGAATCTAGCGTTGTTCCCAACAGCGGCTTGGGATTTCACTAATGGTGGAGACTTAGACGTTGCTTTAACAGCGGCTCTAGGATATGCAGTTACTACTTCTGCTACAGGCGTAACATTCAACGCTTCTTAAGTTTTAACTAACTTATTAAAAAGCCTCTTTTATTAGAGGCTTTTTTTTGGCTACTAAATACTAACATGAATCAACGAATTGCATGTTACACATTATTCGATATCACACATACGAATGTGTTGAATCGTTCTAAGCCTAATGTGGATGATCCTGAAGAGTGGATCAGACAGCGTAACAGCCAAGCAAACCTTGATACTATATTACAATGTTTAGGGCTTAGATCGCAACCAGAACTTGTAATATACCCCCATATTATAGACCATTCAGACGAACCTGCTGAATTTGGCTTTCTTTACGATGACGTTAATTATTGGTATTGGAAATTTGAATTTACTACACAACATGCAGATGTGTATAACACGGACAATAATCTTTTAGGACACTTGATTAATGATTGCCATGAAGTACCTATGTTACTTTGCGACACAGAATCTATAAAGAAATTACCATTATTTTTAGATACCACACCAGAACTTAAAAATATATATTTTGAGATTGTAACATGAAGGGGAAACAAATGAACAGGGAAACAGCAAAGAAAAGACTTGGGGAAATTCTCAAACGAGAAATGATAAAAGAACTTCAACATTTATATATTAAACAAGACAAGTATGGTGTGTATACTTTGTTTAATGAATACAAAGTGAAGAAAAATACAGATGGTTATTTTTCGATATCTTACAAGCATTTTGACGAGCCAAAGACTTTTAGTTCTATAAGACATGCTGTATCGTTTACAGTGTTACACAAGCACAACAACACCACACAGGCTAAAGCATTAGAACAATTAGATAGTAAATTGTCTAGTGTTGCTATTGAATTACGCCAACACAAAAGATTAATGCAACATTCAAAAGACTTAGATTCGTTTTTTATATTTGAGACTAAAATACAATCTGACACCGACAAGAAACAATTTATATTAAAAGAATTGCGTCAACACATAAATAGTTCTAAGAGGTTTCAGGATTCATTGTTTGACCAAAAATTAGAACGAGACAAAGCCTTGAAATTTAGAAAGAGAAGATAAATACAATATATCCAGAGAGATTATCACTAGGAACGAATTATGAAACTAAACGATTTAGACACAAAACAGCCAGCAATAGTGGCATTAAAAGAAAACTTTGAAGTTAACTTCAATGTCAATGCTTTGAATAAAAATCAAGCACAAGGAATGTTAAACAAGGTTAAGCAACTAATGACAGAAGCACAGGCTTCTAAAAAGTTTGGTACTGAGTATCCTTCATACCTGAAACTAGTATTCATGGAGCAAGCCTTAACACAACATTATAAGTCTCTTCCTGATATGCCAAAATCTAAAGTCATTACAGAAAACGAAGAAGTTAATCGTTCACAAGTTATTCTAGCCGCACAAGACATGGTAGATTCTGTACAAAAGATGTTAGAAGAAGTATCTGACATGTTAGTTAAAGAAATGCCTGCTCTTATTGACAGCATTCAAAGTGAAATCGGTGTTAACGAAGCACAAGCATTTGACCAAACAGCAGGTCAAGGTCTAGCAGAATTAAATCAGTGTCTAGTATCAGTTAAAGGTCAACTTGACCAAGCATTAGCTGGAGTGACTGGTGGACAAGTAGTAGATGCATTTGATGGAGACATTGATGCAGGTCTAGGTGGCGGTGAAGTTGCAGTAGACAGTATGGATGTTGCAGACCCAGCAGTTGATATCGAAGGTGGTATGGGAACTGACGTAATTGACGCAGGAGCACCCGCGGCGCCAGTAGCAGACATCGAAGATGTTAGTGTAGACGTATCAACAGGACCAGTTGGCAGAGCAAAAAGGTAAAGCACATGAGGCTTTACGAATTCGTCAGTCCTGACGAGGATAATGCTAGAGCAGTAGAAATTATTGCAGTATCCAATGAGTTGAAACAAGATGTGGAAAGCCGAAAGGTTGATCCAGCAAACTATACCACAGATGAATTAATCGATTACTATGATCAACGTGGTATTATACTCGACCCTCAAAATTTATACGATATGATTCAAAAACCTTTACTCAAAGGTATCATATCAAACATTCAAGGAGACAAGGTAGTCTTTAAAGGCGAAGAGCCAATAGACACAACCGATACTCCAGATCAAAATCAATCGACTGTAGCAGACATGGCTCAGTCAGCAATGGCGAACAATCCACTGTAATAATACATGACGATAAAATTCGTTCCTATTGATTTAGACACATTTGACATTTATCCATATCATGTTCCCACAGCCCATGTAGTTAGAAATGCATTAAGTCTTCTTCCGGAAGTTGAAATAGTATTTGAACCACCTGTTGATGAGTTTTATTTTTTATTGAGCAATGGCCATCCATCGCAATGGACTACTGATTTCTCAGACACTTCGAATGTTTTCTATTCTGATTTGTTAAACAAGAAATGCGGTCTTATTGTTTCATTGAATGAGGTAGAAACAATTAATGTTAGTCGTATCATTTCTAGTATGAAAATTTTAGCAAAAACGTTAAAGGTAAATTCTGATTTACTTTACTATATAGATTCCAATGTAAATAATAAAAAAACATTGAATCGATTTAAACTTAACGGGGGATTCTTCAACTACTACGATTCATTATTCGTAAACAATAGTTATGCTCATGTTGTAAAAGATATTGAAGACTTGAAAGAAAGACCTAAAAAAATGTTGTTTTTAGGTGGCAAAGCACGTGAACACAGATTGAAATTTATAAACACTGTCTTGCAATTGCCAAACTTTGAAGAAGATAATTTTATAAGCATACAAAAATCTGCAAAAATGCTAGAAAGAAATTTAGACGGATTTATTACTGACATAAAAGTATTAGATAAATTTGCGGAACCCAATCAGTTGGGCCCAACTCATTTATTCTATAACGAATCATATCTTCATACTGATTCATATTTTCAAATTGTTACTAGCACATGGTTCGAACTACATTTAGAAAGAATAGAAATAAACGAGAAACACGCAAGACCAATGTACTCTTTGCAACCTTTTATTGTGTATGGTGAACCTAATACTCTACAAGCAATTAAAGACATGGGTTACAAAACATACAGTGATTGGATTGATGAATCCTATGACAGTATAAACGATGATCGGTTAAGATTTGAAAAAGTGGTTGCCCTCACAGCAAGTATTAATGCTATGTCTCGCACTGATTTAAGTGCTATGATGAAAGACATGTTACCCATATTGTTACACAATCTCAGGCATCACAATAAACGTGTCACTGAATTAGAAATTGAACATAATCTATTCAACGATATAACCGACACATATAGTGAGCAGTTGAACCAATAATGTTGCATTTATGCAATATATTCTTTATAATATACTCTTGAGGAAATAAATACAGTTATGGAAGTTACACAAATAGCAAAAGACAAAATTAAACAACACCTCAACAATAGGGGCAAAGGCGTGGGCATACGTATAGGCGTAGAAACTACTGGTTGCAGTGGTTACGCATACAAACTTGAGTTTGCCGACACCATTAATCCTGAAGATATCAGAACAGATTACGAAGAGTTCTCTGTATTGGTAGACCCTAAGGCTCAACCTATGCTTGAAGAAATAACTGTAGATTATCAAAAACACGGACTTAACGAAGGATTTGAATTCATCAACCCAATCGAAAAAGCACGTTGTGGATGCGGAGAGAGTTTTACAGTTTGAACAAAACATTAGAGATATCTCATTTAGTCGTTAATGGCTGTAGTTACACATACGGACAAGGAATTGAAAATCCTTTGCGAGATGCCTGGGCTTCTATCGTAGCAAGGGAATTAGGTGTTCCGTTAATTAATCTATCGTTGCCTGGACAAGGTAATGTTCCAATACAACGCAGAACACTTGAATACTTTTTCAAAGATTTATACAATAATAACAATCCATTTTATATACACGCATATTCTCAGTCAGCAAGACAAGAGATATATGTATGTGAAGATGGACTAAACAACATAGTACAAGACTACATATTACTAGATTCATCAGATGAATCAGATAAAGTAACAAACCAAGAAAAAGAAGTTCTTATTCATTCTGACGATTACAAGTATAGACTATTAGAAAAACAAAAATGGGAAATCTGGGCATCGATTAATGGAGTGTTAGACTCATATAATGTAAATCATCTGTCTACCGATTACATGCCACAAACAGATGGACTTATCAGAGATTGGTTTGAAAAAAATGGATTTATATTAAAAACAGAAGTTGACACACATCCAAATAGATTGCGTGATTTTAATATGATTACAATGGATGAACCAAAAACTCCATGTCTACATGAAACAGAAATAGGTCATCAAATTATAGCAGATTATACTTTATCTGAAATTTACAGACGATACGAAAAGATAGAAGTTGTAGACCTTCCTCATGCTAAGTTAGGTGACATATTAATACACAGTCCAAACTCACAGAAACTTAAAGATGGGCATATAGAAAACAATGCTAAGTTAGAAACTCAAGTTGTAGATTATCCTGCCCCCTGGTCAAGGAACGTATACTTCTTAGAGGAAATGGGATTGGATCCTATAAACAATCCTTTTTTTAAACTGAAAACACACACAGGAAACAAACCATGATAACAGAGAAATATCCCTACCAAGAACTTAAGAAAGGTAATTACAACGGTTCTCGCAAATACATTACTCCTACAGGAGAAAAACTTCCTAGTGTAACAACTATACTAAGTGCAACTGCATCTGAGGAAAAGAAAGCAAGTTTAGCGAACTGGCGTAAGAGAGTTGGTCATGCTAAAGCACAAGAGATCACTACCGAAGCCGCAGGGCGTGGAACACGTATGCATAAATGGCTTGAGGACTACATCTTAACAGATGATAAAGGCACACCAGGCTCCAATCCATACAGTCAACAGAGTCATATTATGGCTCAGACAATCATCAATGAAGGTCTAGTAAACTGTGATGAATATTGGGGTACTGAAGTCTCGTTATGGTTCCCGGGAATCTATGCAGGTACAACTGACTTGGTTGGTGTGCATTCAGGCGATGAAGCAATTATGGATCACAAACAAACAAATAAGCCTAAGAAACGTGAATGGATTGACGATTACTTTATCCAAATGACTGCTTATGCTGATGCTCATAATGAAGTTTATGGCACAAAGATACGTAAAGGTGTTATCTTTATGTGTAGTAAAGACAACGAGTACCAAGAATTTGTTATTGAAGGGAATGAATTCGACAAGTATCATCAACAATGGCTTAAAAAATTAGAACAATACTACACTCTCTTTCTATAGTCTTCTAGTTTTCTAAGATAAATAAGTATAATCACAGGAAAAGATTAGACTTATGGCTATTGTACAAATCTCTAAAATTCAACAACGATCCGGTAACCTGGTTGATCTTCCACAACTAGACGAAGCAGAATTTGGCTGGGCATCAGATAACAAACAACTTTTTATTGGTAAAACAACACCAATAGAAAACGTTGAGGTTCTAACTTCTTACTCAAATATCAGTTTTAGTCAACTTGATGGCGCAGTTGGTAACTTAAACATTTCAAATGCAACAATAGGTACTGGACAAGTACTTGCATATGATGGTAACAATTGGGTTAATACAGGCGGCGATGCTGGCGGTGTTGTTGATTTAGGTGCAGTAGGCAACGTAACAATCACAGGCGGCTCAACTGGTTATGTTTTAGAAACAGACGGACTCGGTAATCTATCTTGGTCATCAAAAGGTACTGAGACTGCATTCATCGAATCTATCTCTCAAGCCAATCCTGGTCTAGTTACTACGGCTGACGATAACTCATTAACATCAGGAGCCGCAGTTACTATTACTAACTGTCCTGGAATGACAGAAGTCAACGGTGCAACATATTACGCAGATGTTCAAACATCAAACACCTTTACACTATATTCTGATCTTGCCTTAACAACTACAGTAGACACATCTGCATTTACAGAATTCTCAAATACTTCTGTTAGTGCTACTACACTTGCAACCAATGTTATAACTGTTGGCGATGCAGATATATTTGCACTTAATATCCCAGTTAGATTTGTTGGTACTGTAACTGGAACAAACTTAGATAATGCTAATACATTTTATATTAAGACAGCATCAGGAACTTCCGTCACTGTTTCAGACGAACTATTAGCAAATGGTGTAGCAGGAAATGTATTCTCAGTATTAACAACGACTGGACTATCTGCAAGTATGTATGGTACAGGCGGACGATTAGTATCTCCATTAGGTGGTGCTTCCAGTGGTGCTAGTGCAGGTACATCAGCAGATACACAAGTGTTATATAATGACACAAACTTAATTAAAGGTGATGCGGACTTTACATATGATGCTTCTGGAGCATCTGGTCAAGGACTACTGACAGTCACTGGTAATGCAAACGTAGGTAACTTAAATGCTACTGGGTCAGTCACAT